TGCAGACGCACGCCGCCTAGGTCCGAGAGTGATTTTCAGTCTCAGAGTTTTTCGTGAAGTGGCCCCCGCACCGCCATCAACGGCCGGGGGCCTGGCCAACACCCTTGGGAGGTGTCAACGTGGCAAACCCTAATCCTGTTCTGCCGCCAATCCGCAGCTTCGACAGGACCTGTGATGCGTGTGGGTGTCGGTTTGCATCGAAGACGAGGGGGCGTCCAGCGCGGTTCTGCTCTAAGGCTTGCCGTGCCCGTCACTACTACGAACAGATCCGGTCGGAGCCAGTGCCGTTCACCTGTGTGTGGTGTTTCGGCTCGGCGGTTGGTCAGCGTGGTCAGATCCTCTGCTCTACGCAGTGTCGCAATAGGCGTAGCTCTCATCGCGCCGAGCATGGACACGTCGACCGCTGTGACATCCCGTGGAAACCGTGCGACGGATGCGGCGCAGTGGGGTCCTTCTTCCAGCACCGTCGGTTTTGCGCCGACTGTCGTGCTGAACATCGGCGTGCTCATTGGCGTCGCAAGAACGCCGTGCGGCGTGGCGCCAAGGTTAAGGGCGAACGGTTCAGCATTGAGCAAGTCGGCGATCGTGACGGCTGGCGGTGCCATCTATGCGGCAAGCGGGTCGACCCATCCATAGCGAACCCCGACCCGCGTGCGCCGACGATCGACCATCTGATCCCTGTTGCCGACGGTGGACTTGACGAGCTGTCGAACGTGGCGCTGGCTCACCGCTCATGTAACTGCGCTCGAGGCGCAAGGGGGATGGCTCAACTCCGACTGGCGGTGTGACGTGACTGCATCGAAGGCGCCGGCAAACCGACGAGGCAAGCCGAATCGTGCGCTCAAGCCCGTTCCGCCCGCACCACCCAAGGGACCCAGCGACCGCCAGACCGTCCTGGGTTCTGCTGGCGGCGAGTGGTGGGACGAGCTCATGCGGCTTGGCTCACGCTTCTACGTTGAGACTGACCGGGCGGCGCTCCTTGATTACTGCAAGCTGCGTGATCTCGAAGCCGAACTGGAATCGTTTGTTTTGGCCGAGGGAACCACCGTCACCGGGTCGCAGGGCCAAGAGGTGATGAACCCGAACATGAGGCTGCTGATGGACGTCCGTAAGGACATTCGGTCGGCCGGCAAGGACTTGGCGCTGAACCCCCGTGACCGGGTGAACCTCGGCCTGGCGGTTCAGACGGAGGTATCGAAACTTGAGCGCCTCTCGCGCCGCAAAGCCTCCGGAGACTGACGGCGGCTGGGTCGCCGACTTCATCCAGTCGTTGTGCCGGAACACGAAGGGGCGTGACGCCGGCGAGTACCTGACGTTGCGGCCGTGGCAGCTTGAGCTGCTGGACGACCTGTTCGCTCTTCGCCCCGACGGGTTGCGGAAGCACCGCCGTGGGCTGATCGGCCTACCCCGCAAGAACGGCAAGTCCGCTCTGGGCGCTGGCATTGCCCTGTGGGGGTTGATCTCCGACGACGAGCCGGGCGCCGAGATCTACTCGTGCGCCGGTGACCGTGACCAGGCCCGGATCGTGTTCGGGATGGCGAAGCGAATGGTGGAGCTCGAACCGGAGCTGGCCGCGGCGGTGAAGGTGTACCGGGACGCCATCGAGTTCCAGCCGAACGGCGCGGTGTACCGGGTGCTGTCGGCCGAGGCGTACACGAAGGAGGGGCTGAACCCGAGCCTCGTCCTGTTCGACGAGGTCCACGTCCAGCCGAATGACGACCTGTGGAACGTGATGACGTTGGGGTCGGGTACCCGCCGCCAGCCGTTGATCTTGGGGATCACGACGGCGGGGGTGCGCTCGGACACGACAGGCGGAGACAGCCTGTGTTACCGGCTGTACCAGTACGGCAAGCAGATCGCTGCGGGCGAGGTAGATGACCCGTCGTTCTTCTTCCGGTGGTGGGAGCCTGCCGCCGGCGCCGAAGCGGACTGGCGTGACCACGAGGTGTGGTCCGAGGCGAACCCCGCCCTCGGTGACTTCCTGTTCGCCGAGGACTTCGAGACGTCGGCGCGCACGACCCCCGAGAACGAGTTCCGCACAAAGCGCCTCAATCAGTGGGTGTCTTCGACGCAGGCGTGGCTGCCGCAGGGTGCGTGGGACGAGTGCCTGGACGCCGGCCGTGTGGTCGCGGACGGCGAGGAGATCACCGTCGGGTTCGACGGCAGTTACTCAGGGGATAGCACCGCCCTTGTCGGTTGCACGACGAACGACCCGCACCTGTTCGTGATCGAGGCGTGGGAGCGCAAGGACTCTGACGACTTGAACTGGCGTGTCCCTATCGCCGAGGTCGAGGACGCCATCCGCAACGCCTGCGCTCGTTGGAAGGTCCGTGAGGTCGACTGCGACCCGTTTCGCTGGTCGCGCACCATGCAGGCCCTCGAGGAAGAGGGCTGGCCGATCGTGGAGTGGAACACGTCGTCGCCGGCCCGGATGGTCCCGGCGTGCGCCAAGTTCTACGACGCCGTGATGGAGCAGCGTGTCACCCACGACGGCGACCCTCGCCTCGCCCGCCACATCGACCACTGCGTTCTGAAGACGGACGGGAAGGGGCCACGGATTGTGAAAGAGCACAAGTACTCGCCCCGCAAGATCGACCTCGCCGTGTGTGCGGTGGTTGCCCATGACCGTGCTGTTGAGATCGCCGAATCTCCCGGTGACGTGTGGTTCGCGTTCACGTGACGCCGTCCACTGTCGCGCTGGTCGGGTTCGTTGTCGCCGCGGTGCTGCTCGTGGCTGGTGTTGCGTGGTTCTCGACCGGGGCGGGGCTGGTCGCGGCCGGTGTGTGTGTGGCGGTGCTGACCGTCTTGGCGTTCGTGGATGTGGGAGGTGATGGCGGGTGAGACTCATAGACCGCCTGGTGTCACGCCCGCAGCCCGACGAGGAGCGGCTGGGGTTCGACGCCTACGCCGACCTTGTCATGAAGATGGGCGGCTGGAACTACCCGCTGTCAGGCGCGCAGTCCGGCCCCCCTGGTGTGCCGTCGGAGTCCCCGCCGGCCGGGTTCGAGTCGATGGTCCGGTCGGTGTACAACCGCAACGGGATCGTCGCGGCGTGCATCGCCGCCCGCATGGGCCTGATCTCCGAGGCCCGGTTCAAGTGGCGGAACCTGTCCGACCGGCGGATGTTCGGCAACGAGGCGTTGGGCATTCTGGAGCGGCCCACGCCGAACGCCACGACGGGCGACATCCTCGCCCGCCTCGAGCAGGACGCCTCGCTGGCCGGGAACGGCTACCGGGTCCGCATCGGCAACCAACTGCACCACGTCCGCCCGGACTGGATGCACATCATCCTCGGTTCGAACATGGCTGATGGCTACGAGGTCGCGGACGCCCCGGATGCGACGGTCGCCGGGTATGCCTACTGGCCCGGTGGCGCATCGGGGAAGTACGACCCGCTGGTGTTCCGCCCGGTCGACGTGGCGCACTATGCGCCGGAGCCCGACCCGCTGTTCCGGTTCCGTGGGCAGTCGTGGATCACGCAGGTGCTGACCGAGATCGACACGGATCGCCAGCTCACCCAGCACAAGGCGAACTTCTTGGAGCGTGGGGCGACGCCGTCGTTTGCGATCAAGTACCCGGAGACGTTGAAGGACCGGGATCAGCAGCAGCAGATCGTTGATCTGTTCAAGGAGCGCCACGAGGGCGCATCGAACGCTTGGAAGGCGCTCCACCTGTTCGGTGGCGCTGACCCGGTGTCGATCGGATCGAACTTCCGTGACCTGGACTTCAAGTCGGTGCAGGGCGCCGGCGAGACCCGGATCGCTTCCCGTGCCCGGGTGCCGGCGTCTGTGCTCGGAATCTCGGAGGGGTTGGCCGGTTCCGCGTTGAACGCCGGGAACTTCGGTCAGGCCCGCCGCCAGTTCGGCGAACAGTACGCGTACCCGTCGTGGCGGCTGATGTGCGAGGCGCTGGCGCCGCTGGTGGCAGTACCTGCGGGCGCGGAGCTGTGGTACGACACGACGGACGTGGCGTTCCTGCACGAGGACGCGAAGGACGCCGCCGAGGTGATCTCGACGCAGGCGACTGCGATCAGGACGTTGACCGACGGCGGTTACGACCCCGACGCCGTGGTTACGGCGGTCACCGGTGGTGACCTGTCGACGTTGCTTGCCCAGCATTCGGGGTTGGTGCCGGTGCAGTTGCAGCTGCCTGGGACCGGGAACATGAACGACGGACCGTCAGCGCCGGCCCCTGACACTGGAGCGAAGCCCTGATGGATGCCCCCACTCTCGACCTGTACCGGTCGACGCCTCCGATGGAGGTGCGAGCGACCGACGATGGACGCCTGACGCTGTTCGGGCACTTCTCGGTCTTCGACTCGCCAACGATCATCGACTCCGCTTACGAGGGCCGCTTCGTGGAGCGCATCGCCCCTGGCGCGTTCCGCAAGACGCTGGCCGAGCGTGGCGACCAGATCAAGATCATGTGGAACCACGGCCGCTCCGAGATCCTGCCCGACGTCCTGATTGGCAAGCCGACCAAGGTGGTCGAGGACAAGCGGGGCGCGTACTACGAGGCCGAGATGTTCAACGGCCTTCCCGAGTGGCTGTACGAGGGGCTGCGTGGAGGCGTCTATGGCGCGTCGTTCCGGTTCCAGGCGGTCATCGACGAGTGGGACGACAACCCCACCCGATCTGCTGACAACCCCGACGGTCTCCCCGTGCGGACGGTCAAGGAGGCCAAGGTCTTCGAGGCTGGGCCCGTCTCGTGGCCTGCCTACGCCGACGCCACCGCCTCGGTGCGGTCCCTCTCGGACCGTTTCCACGATCTCGACACCAGCCCGGAGCGGGCCGCCCTCATGGCACCCGCCGACGGTCTGGCCGTCCCCCCCAGCATCACCCCCGCGGCCGACGACAGCGCCAGTCACCTCGAGGGGCCAAATGCCCGTGAGCGCCGCCTACGTGCGCTCCAACTCCGAGGAGTGATCCTGCAATGAACCTGAACGAGCAGGCCGCCAAGCTCACCGAGCTGCGCGACCAGATCCTGTCCATCGCCGACGTCGAGGGTGACCTGTCGCCCGAGGACGCCGCCCGCTACGAGAGCCTGAACGCCGAGTTCGACGAGCTCAAGGCCGCCCACGAGGCCGACTTCGTGCGTGCCGCCGAGTTCGCCGAGCGCGACCAGGCCCTCCGCAACTTCAAGGCCGGCGCCTTCGAGTCGACCGACGTC